ATAATACTTGATTACGTAGCGAATTAGGCATACTTTTTTTTCTGACGTTATGACATAAATTTCTACGTAGTGTCAGAGAATAATTTTAACCTATTAAAACGTAGTGAGAAAATTTCAACGTAAAAATCTCAACGTAAAAACGTAGATGGGGGTGTGGGGGGTGTATAAAAGGGAGAGACACATAGTAATATAATTTTTTCAAATTTTTCTATATATATACTACGTATTAATATATTTATATATTTTATATATATAATCTTTATATATATAATCTTTATATATATAATATTAATATATACACAAAAAGAAATAAATCAAGAAAAAACTTTATAACTATCACATTATTTTATAATTTACATCTCAACTTAATGAGGATTAACGTAATGGAAATAAAATCATTTAAAAAAAGATACCTAGATAGGGTAAACCCAAGTTACCTAATGTTTAATAAATCAGAACTGCAAAGTGAATTATACAAAGTTCTTAAGTCCAACGAAGAACTTACTTGGTTTATAAAGAAGATGGCAGACGATACAGAAAGTGTATGAACGTAAAATTAAAGGTAAGCGTGAGTTTGTCTTTAAAAGTAAGAAAGAGTTTAAAAAACATTTTCCGAATGAACTACTTGAGAAAGATTGGCGCACCGCACGTAATGGGTCTTATGTATTAACTGACGACAAGCAAGTAGTTAAAATATTAAGTAGGAAAGAACTTAAAAATAAAAAGAATAGCTACTACGTGCGCACGTTACTTGGTTTGCGTAAAACTAATAGCAAGCAAACATTAGATGGAAAGCCAAAGAAAAATATATATTCATTTTCTTCCGATAAAACAAGTGAAGAGATTGTAAGGGAAAGAAAAATACCTACTAATAAAGAAACTTTATTTGCTAGATACGTTGCAAATGGAGAAGATGTTGTACAATCTTACTTAAAAGTGTTTAAAACAAATAATGAAAGTATAGCCAAGCAACAATCAACAGTATTGCTAAAGCAAGAAAGGATTATAAGTATGATAAGCAAAGAGAATGTAGAATCTTTAGACAAGATAGGAATAAATAGAGACTACCTATTTGAAAAAACTAAAGACGTAATAGAAAACCTAGAAGGTAAAGACTCTGATAAGCTACGTGCTATTGAATTGCTAATGAAAATAAAAGATATGTTTCCAAAAGAAGAAAAACGTGAAGCACTTACAGTATTTCAAGGTTTCTCACGTGAAGAGTTAAAAAAATTAAAGAAAGCAGACGAAATAAAACAAATAGCACACGCAGAAAACGTCTTGGAAGAAACCAATGAGTAGATTTAGATTTAGAAATAGGAATAAAAACAAAATAAAACCTATTGATTACGCATTTGGTACGTTAAAACACAACTATGAAGAGCTAACTAGTACAGAACCTTGGAAAAAGATAAAGTATTCAACATTATAAGCCCTCCATCGGAGCTATCCGAGAAAGAAGAGATACTTTCACGTTGTTATAGCGACCTTATTTACTTTGGACGTGCGTTTTTACCTAATGATTTTTTAAATAAGAGTCAATCGCCTTCATTCCACTATGAAGTAGCTAAGAAACTTATAACAACAAAGCCGGGCGCACGTGTTTGCAACATAATGCCTAGAGGTTTTGGTAAGTCTATACTTGCAAAAGCAGCTATACTACATAAAATATGCTTCTCTCCGTCAGAAGAACGTAATTTTATAGCTTGGGTAGCAGAAGAACAAGGTCAAGCAATAGACCACTTAAAGTATATACGTAATCATTTAGAGTCTAATAAGTCTATTCAGTACTACTTTGGCCAATTAGCTGGTGATTTAGCTGGTAAACGTTGGACAGAGAAAGATTTAGTAACGGCTAAGGGAGATAGGATAATTGCTAAGGGTACTAGTCAAAGGTTGCGTGGACGTACAGAAATAGATGTAAGGTATACTGGTATCATCTTAGATGACTTTGAATCAGAGCTAAACACTAAAACACCTGAAAGGCGCTCAGAAATAAAGAAATGGGTTGTATCTACTGTATATCCAGCGCTAGAAGAATCACCGGGTAGGGAAGGTTGGATATGGTTATCAGGTACAATCGTACACTTTGATAGCTTTTTGCAGATGACTATAGACGGATTTAATGAAGCACAGCAAAATAAAGAATCATACCCTTGGGATTTAAACTTTTACAGAGCTGTAGAAAACGAAAAGCCAATATGGGAAGAACAGTTTCCACTTAGTAAACTAGAACGTAAGAAAGCTGAATTTGCTGAAGCTGGTATGTTAAACAAGTTTGCACAAGAATATATGAATGACGCACGTGATGCTTCTTCTGCTTCGTTTAAAATAGATAGAATTAAATATCACAATGGTATATTTAAAAGCCAAGATAGATTTTGCTTTCTAGATTTAAAAGGCGAGTCTATACCAATAAACGTTTACATAGGAGTAGACATAGCTGCAACCGCAACTTCTACGTCTGACTATCAAGCAATAGTTGTTATAGGGGTTGATTCAGATAAGAATAGATACGTACTTGATTACTATAGAGAGCGTATACCTACATTCGATTTACCTGAAATAATTATACAATACGCAAATAAATATGCACCTGTTCGTAGAGTTACGATAGAAACAGTAGCTGCTCAGGAAATGGTACGTGATATGACAACAAGACTTGCGTCAACAGATAGAAGATTAATGCCGGGTATCTTTAAAGGCGTAAAGCCTCCGGGTGGAATAAAAAAACAAGATAGACTTGAAACTTCGTTAGGAGCTATAGTAAATTCTAAAAAATTATACATACGCAAATCTATGACAGACTTAGTTGATGAGATGTTTGAACATCCTGTTTCTAAGCACGATGACTTAATGGATGCGTTGTATTACGCTGATTACTTTGCAAGACCACCTGCTAGTAGCAGGTTTAAGAAAGGTGCTTCAGATACAATATCTAAAGTGAGGAAAAAATTGAAATCATATAACTGGCTTACAGGCGCAAGGGTTTAATGGAATACGACCCGAAAGCGTTATACAACGAAGAATTATTTAAAAGATGGCGAGATGCTAGAGACTCTTGGGACTCTCAAGCACGTAAGGATTTAGATTTTTATTTAGGTAACCACTTTAGTTCTGACGAATCTGACGAGTTACAGTCACGTAATCAAGCAGATATTCCTATGGATAGAATATCTCCTGCTGTAGAAAAGTTAAAATCTTTTATGACAGCAAGGCCGCCAGTGTTTACTGCTATGCCTCGTGAGGATAGTGACGTAAAGATGGCTAAAGTATGGCAAACAATGCTTGGTTCTATATGGGAAGGGTCAGATGGGGACTCTCAAGTAAAACAAGCAATACACGATTTTTCAACTGTTGGCATTGGGTACTTATACGTATATGTTGACAGTGAAGCAGATATGGGTAGGGGCGACGTAAGGTTTGCTCACATCAATCCTTTTAGGGTTTACGTTCCTCCTTCTTCAAGAGATAGATGGTTTGGTGATGCCGATGGCATTATTTTGTCTACTATCTTAACAGGTGAGCAACTTGTGAACCTCTACCCAGAACTTGGCTCAACGATAGATAAAGAAACAGGAGAAGAGCTAGATAGTATCTTAAATGATATATCTACGTATTCAGATGAAGACTTTCCTAATACTCAAAATAAACTATCAAGAGATGTATATACACCATCAGAAACTAAAGATTATGATTACTATAGAGAAAACAAGTATCAAGTTTTAGAAAGATTTTATAAAAAGAAAGTTACCTTTTATAGACTCATAGATAATCAAACAGGCGCAGAGTCTGTATTAAACGAAGAAGAGTTTTTAATAATATCAGATGAGCGAGCTACAGACTTCGAAAGAAATTTATTATCTTATGAAGCCTTTTTACAAACAAGAGTAGCTGTTATGGTAACTTGTGGAGAAATAGTATTAGATGAGTATACATTAAATTTAAAAGACTATCCTATTGTTGCCTTTCCTAATAACTGGACTGAAACGCCATATCCTAGGTCTGACGTATCTAGAGCGCTACCAATGCAAAGATTGTTAAATAAGTTATGGTCACTAGCATTATCACACGCACAGGCATCAGCAGGTTTAAAATTACTTGTACCTGTAGGTAGTGCAGTAAATGGACTAGACCAATTAGAACGTGATTGGGCAAATCCTAATGCTGTTATAGAAGTTGATAGCTCACAAGGAGAACCTCACTATCCGTCACCTACTCCTTTGTCTGGAGAGTTTTATAGATTAATACAACAATGTGAGTTTTATATAGATTTTATATTTGGTATACCAGAAATAATGCACGGTGTTGCAGATAAAGGGCCAGAAACATTTAAGGGTACGCAACAAATGGTTGCACTAGGTTCTGAACGTAGTAAGTCAAAGCTACGTGACGTAGAACATAGTATTATAAAATTAGGTCGTGTTGTTTATGCAATGTCTAAACAACAGTATACGTATAAGAAATATTTTAGAACAGCACAGCCAAACAATGATTTAACAGAAGTTACTGTTAATATGTATGATGACGTAACTCAAACTATCATAGATATACAAAAAGATAAAAACAATATTGAGCAACACGACATACGTATTGTTCCGGGTTCTACGTTACCTACTTCCAAATATGCAGAACTTAATGTATATTTAGAGGCATACCAAATGGGTATAGTTGATAAACTTGAGGTCTTAAAAAAGAATCCAGAAATATTTGATAAAGAAGGTATAATGAAAAGGTCAGGGGAAATAGAACAATTACAAGGATTAAATGCTCAATTACAAGAGCAATTAAAAGAATTGCAAGGAGACTTGCAAACCGCCCGAAGGGAGTCAGTTGCTGACAGAAAACGAGTTGAGGTTCAAAAGTTTAAATCTAAACTCGGTAATGTAGCATCAGACGCCAGAGCTGATAAGAGAATAAATGCCAACGAACTAACAACAAAAGTGAAGCTCGAATCGGAAAGATTACAAAATGCTATCGCACGCCAGCAAGATGCTATGCTCGGTAGTATGAGTAGTCCTGTTCCAGAAGATGACGAGACATTTTAAAAAAAGGAAAACAATATGGCTGAAGCTAATGCAGATGCTGTCGTAGAGCAGCAAATCGAACAAGAACAGGAAACATCCGCAAACATAGATGGACAGGAGTTTGTAGAAGAACAACAAGTTGAGTCTAATCCGCTAGAGGATGAGGTAAAGAAATGGCAGTCAATGTATGACAAATCAAGTGCAGATAATGCAAAGTTACAATCTTCCATTACAGAGTACCTCAGTATACAACAGGAAAATCAAAAACAAACACCCCAACCAGAGCAGGTGCAAATGTCCGAGGACGAGTTTAACCCTTGGGATGCATACTACAAACCAGATTCAGCGTCATATAAGATGCGTACAGAAAGAGAACAACAGCTAGTACACAGTGTAGTAGATAAAGAAATCGGACGTATGCAATCTGAAATGACAATGAATAACACACGGAACGAACTACGTAATAGTCACAATATGAATGACAATGACATTAATGAGTTTCTTGATTTTGTGTCACAACCAAAATCTAACGTACCAGTAGGTTCGTTAGTAAATCTTTGGCGTGAACAAACAGGAAAATCTATGTCAAGACAAACCGTACAAGTTCCACAAACGAAACAAGCGGCTCCACGTACAGCAGGAACTCAGAGTAATCAAGTTCCAGTACGTAAGTCGAACGAATCAAAAGCTTGGGACACTCTTTTGGGAGCGTCTAAAGCTGGAAGATTGCCTTAACATAAACATAGCATAGGAGAATATTATGGCTATATCATACAACTCAGGTGGTTTAAAAGCATCTGACATTACAGCCTCGACTACAGCTAGTGATTCTGGCACAGGGACAGCCCCTGACCGTAGGCGGATTTATAACTTTGGCGATAGAGTACACGAACTGACTCCAGAAGAGTCACCGTTCTTTGTATATCTTAGTCAGATTAATAAAGTACCTACGGACGATTCAGTATTTCGTTACCTCGAAAATAGAAACCCAATTAACTGGACAAATAGAAGTTTTGCACTAGCAGCTACACCTAACGGTACTGATGCTGTTGTTGCTGGAACTTCTTATACTATGTCAGTTGATGATGCTGCTTCAAGCCCAGCATCTATTGATTGGTTACAAAAAGGTATGGTATTTGCAGTTCAATCTGCGGATGCAGCTACCGGAATAGGACAAGTAATTGTTCGTGTAGCCTCTGCTGTTACAGACCAAGGAGCATCTAGTTCTTTTACAGGACAAGTTGTTTCTATCTCTAACACAGGCCCAGCTGGCGCTGCTGTCTTAACAGACGCAGACCCTTGTCAGGTAATTGGTACTTCTTTTGAAGAAGGTTCTGGTGCGCCCGATGTTTTCTCAACAGAAATTGAAGATAATTATGGATATACTCAAATCTTTAAAACAGCTGCTGAGATGACTGGAACTGCATTGGCAACTCGATTCAGAGGTTATGAATACGAATGGAATCGTATTTGGTCAGAAAAACTACGTGAGCATAAAGTAGACATAGAAAGAGCAATGCTCTTTGGACAAAAAGCACGTGTTGGTGGAATTCAATATTCAGAAGGTATTATAGGTCATATTTTAAAAAATACAGACCCTGCACATATCAATGAGGCTTTTTCATACTCTTCAGGTAAGTCTTATTACAGAAGAGTAGCTAACTCAGAACTTACTTACGACAGACTATTAAGTGACCTTGAGGTTATTTTTGACCCTGCTCGTGGTAGTTCAAGTGATAAGTTAGTACTTTGTTCACTACCTGTTATTTCATTTTTTAATAAACTAGGTGATGGTGGATTCCTTGATGAATCAATAGGTCATAACTCTGGAGGATTTCCTTACGGACTTGAGTCTCGTACTGGTTCTTTTGGACATAAAGTTATGATGGTTGATACAGTTCACGGAACGCTTAACTTAGTTAAAGAGCCTCTATTCAGAGGTATCAGCGCAAGCTATATGCTTATGGCTGATATGAAGTACTTAATGTACAGACCTCTTATTGGAAATGGTTATAACAGAGATACTCAAATCGTAACAGACGTGCAGTCAAAAGACGAAGACTTAAGGAAAGATATGATTCTTACCGAAGCAGGTCTTGAAGTTTGTCTTCCTGAGTCTCACGCATTGTACGACTTGGAAGGAGTATAAGATGGCTAGAAGTAGTGTATTAAATGAAAGTAGTGGCGATTACGGTAAAGTATATTTGGATGCAAATATAAAAATTGTAACAGCTACTAGCACTTTACTAGAAGAAGATTCTGGTAAGATTATCTTAGTAAACCCAGCAGCTAATACTACAGTCAGTCTTCCTGACGTAGGCTTAGCCGGTTGGCAATGTAAGATAGTGTTAAGTGAGCAAGTAGCAGGTGCAGACGGAGGTATGAGTCATATTGTAAATATTGACTTAGGCTCTGGTGCTAACCTTGCTAATGTTGGAATGATTCAAGAAGTTGACGGAGCAGCAGGCGACCAAGCCGTTGCTAACGACGATTTCATTGTTAATACTGCTAGTGCAAACCCCGGAAATACTTTTGACATCTTTAGTGATGGTTCAAGATGGTACGTTCAGGGCGTAGTAGCTGACTTAACTGATTCTGCATTTTCAACAGGAGCAGACACAATTGCTTAACAATCCGAATAAATAAGGATAACAGTTTAATAGTACTGTGGGGAGATTCAATAAAAGTTTCTCCCCAAAACTAAACTAAGGAATAGTATGAAAAAAAAATGTATAAATTGTGGTGAACCAAACAAAGAAGGATGGTTCTATTGTCGTAGTTGTGGGCAAAAAGCTTCAGAGCCTTTGTACTCTACTCAGTTTGTAATTAGAGAGGGAAACCCTTGGGCTACTGCAATACGTAAAGACCAAATAGATTTTAGAACTGAAGATATGGACACTTCAGTTAAACGATTACAAAAACAAAAATGGGGAAATATAAAGTATGATGTATAAAAAACCAATGAAAAATAAACCGCCAGCAAAAAAGAAAAAAGTTTCACGTAAGAAAAAGAAAATGACTAAGAAGAAGTCCGGATATTAATGGCAACATTTGAAGTACAAGTAGAAGGACTTACAGGTCTTTCGATAGATGGCAGTAGCGCACCTACTCAAAATGAGGTAACACAATTTTTAACTGATGGTGCTAAAGAAGTATTAAATGCACTACCTAGAAATAAACAAGAAATGTTTACCACTTCTAATACATTAAATGGGAGTACTACTACATTAACATTGTTAGGTTCAGAGGTATTTAGTGTAACTAGAGGTGATGGAACAATAAATCAACCTTGTAGAAGGATATCTCCAGCCTTAAGTGGCAGAGCTTTAGATTCTAGTGATATGATAGCAGCTTCAATTACTGACCCTGCTTACTATATAGAAAATAATGCATTAAAGATTATACCAACGCCTACAAATTCCAACCTTGCAATTATACAAACACTAGCGTACCCAACAGTAGCTTTTGGAGATTCTGTAATAGCAAAGTTTCCAGATGATGGAGAATACTTAGTATCACTATATGCCTCTATTAAATCTTTACAAAATAAAATAAGTAGTTTTATAAAGTCAGACTTAAGTATATCTGCATCTGCACCTAGCGCTCCTAGTTTAGCAACTGTAGCATATGTAGCTGCTGAAAACGCAGACGCAAGTGCAGCCGTGGTAAGTCCAATTACTGTTTCTACAATTTCAAAAGCTGATATTAGTGGTAGCGTGCCTACGTATAGTAAACCTGCTACTACTGTTAATTTTGGAAGTGGTAATGATTTTGATACAATGCTTGGTACAAATGAAGACGTAGAATTAGCATCTATCGAATTACAAAAACAATCTCAGTTATTAAATTCTTATAGGATAGATATTGATAACGAGTTAAATGAGTTCAATAAAGAAAATTCAAAGTATCAAGCTAGTGTTCAAGCAGAACTAGCAAAGCATAATACAGACTTACAAGTTGAATTAACACAGGCTCAACTTGATGCAGCTGATGCACAACAAGAAGCATCTCAAGCTACTGATGTAAGTAAATTTAATAAAGCTCAAGACCAAGCTTTAAATTTGCAAAACAAATCTCAAACCTTACAAGCGATTATACAAAATAACGATGACCTTGTATCTAAATTTTTAGCAGAATTAAATAAGTATAGCGCTCAAGTAACTACTGAAGTACAGACTTATTCTCAAAATCTTGAAAACAATCAACGTAATTATAATATTTATACGCAACAACAGGTAAAGTTACAAGTTGATTACGATAAAGGATTAGCTTACTTAGCGAGGTAATTATGGCAGTTCATTCATTAACAGTAAAACAAATAATTAGTAGAATACGTCAAGTATTTCCAGATGCACCTGAAGCTTACATTATGTCATTAATAAATGATGCATTAGTTGAGTGTGGATTATACTCAACTAAAAGTATGTCAGCAAAAATTAACATAGTAAAAGACCAAACGTACTATGATATTTCAGATTCAGGTCAAGACTCAAGTAGTAAAACGCTTGAATTAAATAAAATATATAGAGTAGATTTTATGGACAGTAGTGGGGACTACATAAAGATACCAAGACTTTTAAATGGAGAAGTTTTAGTATCTGATATAGAATCAGAATCAGCAGTGGAGCAACCAGACTAATGGCTAGTAATATAAATTTTCCAGAAGATAGAGTAGTATACTTTTTAAAAGGAGATGCAATAGGAGTTGTATCTTCTTACTCATCTAGTGGGGAGTCACGTACAGATAGAAAAATGTGGCAACCTTTAGACCACGCAGTTGCTAACGGATTACTTCTTCATTATTGGGCAGACCCTAAAAAAGTAACAGCTATTACAGATACGCCAGATATAGATAATGCTTTTCACTTAGCAATAGTTGATTACGTAAAGATGTGTTTATATATGGACAAGACAGGTAGTCAGGGTAACGAAACAGCTGCTGTGTCATTACAGTTATCTCAAATGCATAAA